ATATCTTTTACGAGTTTACCTGATCTTATAGATGCTGCAGCAAATTCTGCTGATGCTTCTGCAGATAATCCCATTTTCTTTTCTAAAACTGCTGCTTGTTCAACAGCATCACCAAATTTTGCTAAATTAGTAGCGGCTGCTCCTATTCTATCATTTATCGATGCAAAGGCCTTTGCTACATCTGCAGTATGTATAGCCATATCTCCCATGGTATTGGCTACCATGTCTAACTCAAATTTTAGTTTTTGAGATTCCCCATAACTAAGTCCTAAATTCTTTTGAAGATCAGTAAGTTGTTTATTGTAATCAAGGGCTAAACCTATTAAGACAACAGGATCAAATATTTTACCTGTAATTGCTTTACCTACAGATCCTGCTATTGCATTCATTCCTTGGAGTTTACCCCCAATACCATCCATTAATGATCCTTTTTCTTCTAAGGCTAATAATTCTGAGTTAACACCGTCAACTATATTTTTTTGAAAATCATCTCCAAAACCAAGAAATTTAGCTCCTGATGCAAGAAGACTATTTGAAACTCCTCTAGCACTATTTATTTTATCTACTAATTCTTTTTCTTCTTGGAGATTTGATAACATATCAGCAGCTATATCTGCTTCTTCTCCTTTTAAATTTAAAGAATTATATAATAAGTTATCTATATCTTTTTGGATATCTTTTGCTTCACGTAAATCTGATGCTCTATCTTTTAAAAGATCACTGTTTTCTTTTTCTAATTTATTTCTTTTTTCAACTTCTTTTGTTGTTTCTTTTTGTCTTCGAGCAATAATCTCATATGCTTTAACTATTTCTTGAGCAATATTTAATTCTTTTTGATTTGTATTAGCCTTACCTTTATTAGGATCTTTCATGAATCGTCCTGTCTGGGGATCCCTAGGTTGAGCAGGTCTATTTCTACGACCGTTTTTTGAATTTTTTTTATCTCCTCGTGCCATTAGATTAAAATATATTTTGTTATAAATATAGAAAAACTAAAGGTATCTTGCGATACCTTTAATTAAAAATTATAAGTTGATGAAGGTTTTATATTTGGTCTATGAACTGTGCTTGGGTCTGATGTTTTACCTTGAGCTTTTTCTATTTCTTTGTTCTTTTTTTCTATGTGTTCATTTATCTTTTTAATATGAAACGTTCTCATCCAGGTCGGCATATTGTATACTTCTGTGTGTTTAAAACCACCACCGCCATGGTACACTAGATCGTGGATCTGAGTAAACAATATGTTCCTATATTCCGGCGTCAGGCCAAAAAAAGCTAATCCCAATGGGAAGCGATACGCCCTCCTCTTGCGTTCCATCTGGTAAATCTAAATCGACTGTCATATCAACGTCTGAATTTACCGATGTCATATATTTTCTTAGTTCACGAGCATCTCTAGCTAAAAGATGATTGTCTACAAATTCCCTAATGTCTGCTGTTTCATAATTACCATCTACTGATATTATTGTATGTTTTAAACGTGTAGATACATCTGAGCTTGCTTGTTTATTAATTTTTTTTAAACCTTTAACTTCATTTTGAATTTTTTGATCATCACCATGAGTTAAAAGCTTAAATGTAACTGACCTTTTTAAATGAGGTAATTTATAATTAAATTCATTTTTACCTTCAGTAATTATATTTTTATCTAATTCTTTTTCTTTTAAAGTAGTTAAATCTATAGATACTTTTTGGTCTTTATATTTAAACTCATACTCAGAACCATAACCTAAAATACGAGCTGCTACTAATATAGCATTTTTATCACCTATTAATAAATCATTATAATTAAATTGTGTAACAATTAAAGACTGAAGTAATTTATCTATTACTGTACCATTTTGTATATAATTTTGATTTGTTAATATGTCTTCCTCTCTGGCTGTCATATATTTTATCTCTACAATCCCTGATGAAAGGGGATGATCTTTTGGATAAAGTAAACCTTTTGAGGGTAAAAGTACTTCCTCTGTGGGAAATGAATGTGGTTGTTTTTCCATAACGTTATTTTTTATTAAAACTAGTTCAGATATACATATATGTAAAATAAAGAAGGTGCTAAAAATAGCACCTTTCTTTTATTAAAATGTATATTATTAGTAATTTAAGATAGCGTAATCCATTCTAATAGTAATACTAATATTAGCTGGTTGATCTGATGTCCAATCCATATCACCAAAATTAGCTGATTTACAATAGGCTCCTTTACAAATCCATTCTTCAACTATATCACCTACAGGACCTAAAGCATTAAATCTAATGTCTTTTTTATAGAAATCACTATAACCATCTCTACCTGTTACTGATTCATGTGATAAACGAACCCATTCCATTACTGCTTGTGCTCCTGATGGAGTTACGGGATCATATAGGTCACATGTTATGTCTTGCCAATCTGCTTTTCCTTTTAATTTTCTTTTAACATTGATATGATCAATTGTTACATCACCAAATTGAATGTTTGGTCTACCAACCTTTTTTACTAAGAAAGCAGGAATTCCATCGATGTACATTATAAACCTATTTTGTAGTTTAGGTTCAAACGCGGTGAACATCATTTCATTTGTATTTAATATCGCCATCTTTTTATTTTTATTTTATTGTTCTATTATAAATATAATACTTTTTAATTTTTAGTAACCTCCTGCACCACCTCCTGTATCAAATGTAGCTCCTGTTGGTAATATATTGAAATCTAATACTATAAATTCAGCTGTTTTAGCGGGCTGTACATAAATAGCACCTACTAATTGATTTCTATCAATTATATCTGGAGTGTTATTTGCTTCATCCATTTGGACTCTAAACGCATATAATCCTTGTCTTTGTTGTACTGATTCTAAGTATGGATTAACTATATTTAAGAATCTATTTCTTGTTGCTACTGTATTTTGTTCAAAAACTAAATATCTTGAAGAACTTGCTATAAATTTCTTAAGAGCAATTAATAATCTTCTAACATTAATTCTATTAAGAGCAGTTGATCTTTCTTGTAATGTTTTCTGACCCCAAATACAAACTCCTGTGTTAGGGAATGTTGCTATTGGGTTGATTTTATTATCATACAATATATCTCTTTCAGCTTGATTTAGTCTTATTTTTGCTTCTATTACATTTCCTAGTACACCTCTATTTAAACCTGCTGGTGCAAACCATTCAGCAGCTATATTATCTGAAGCTGCTATAGCTCCTGGTACAATTACTGATGGTGGTACTAATATTGGTTTATTAGCAGCTGTATCGAGTACTTTAACCCAAGGATAATAAACAGCAGCATAATTTGTATCTAACCCAGTTACTTCACCTACTGCATCATTTATTGAAGCTTCTCTACTTGCTAAATCCATTACAAAGAATGCGTCTCCTCTAGCTTCTACCATGTCTATTCCTGAATCTGTTATTAGTGAGTGATATTGTTTTATAGCACCTGGTATAACTAACATATTAATATCATATTCATCTTGATTTGATAATATATCTATTGCTTTTTTATATCCTTTATACCCTGCTTTATTAGTTGCACTTACATCAAATCCATATAGATTAGTTTTATTAGTATAATTATCTGCTAATGTTGTTTCACCTCCTGTAAATATAGGTTTAAATGGAGCTATACCATCTTGGCCTCCTTGGAAAGGAATTGTAAATTTTAATTGGCTAGGTGCAGGACCTGTGTCTCCTTGTGGTCTTACTGATGCACTTAAGGATCCTGACCATAAACTTGAACTAGCATGTCCAGAGAAATTTTCAACATTAAATGCACCTGCTATGTTAAATTCTTGTTCATCTGGTAATGGTTTTATCCAGTTATCATTGTCTGCTTCTTTTTCATTAAATTTCCATCCTAAATATCCTTTTGAACTATAAGTTCCATCTGTTCCTGTTTGTTGTACTCCTTCAAAAGAACATGATGGGTATACCATATTTGCTCCTGCAATTGGGTCTAAAGAAGCAGTATTTATTGGGTTTTGTATTGTGGCAAATCCTTTAGGTGATAATTTTGGTGATACTGCTTTGCCTTCAACAGCGGCATCTACTGATACTCTAACATATTGTGATCTATTAGAATAATTTCCTAATAATTCAACTTTACCTAATGTATCATTATATTGTGGATATCTGTCTCCTATTACTCTTGAAATGTAATTTGTACTGTCTGGGTCTAAAGTTACATTATTAAATTGTTCTAATATAACAGGATTTTTATCTGTATCATCATATTTTCTTATTAATACTGAAAATTGTGAATATTGTTCTATTCCATCTATATCTCCAGGTTCTTTTAAATTAGCAATAGATACTTTATAATGTTTATTACATTCTGAACCATGTACTATTGTATGAAATTGGAATAGTGGTTTTGTTGTTTTATTTATATCTAAAAATTGTGATTGAATTATTGGTGTAGAAGCAAAATTATATTTTTCTGTGTTTATACCTCCAAAAGTCATAGCTTGTCCTGATGAAGTAACTGCCATTACTTGACTACCTGCATGAACATGAGTTCCTTCTGCAAAACCTGAGTGGATTGATGTACCAGTAAAATTAGAACTTATACTAGACACATATGACAAACCTAAAGATGTAGGTGGTAATGCTGGTCCTTGTCCTAATGCTGTTAGTGTAAGTACTGCACCTGCGTGTGATGCTGAGAATACATCTTTTAATGTACTATCATCATTTACGAAAACAGCGGATGCTGAAGCTAAAGTTGAACCTGATATTTGTCTTGCTACCTCTGTTGTTACATCTCCATAAGCAGACTGTGCATCACCATATGGGAAATCTTTAACTGGTATCATAAATATAGATCCACTAGTACCTGTTGTTAAAGCACTTACTCCACTAGCTCCAACCGCTGGCCCCATAGAGGCAGAAACACCTAATGTATATTGATTACCTCCTGAGTCAGCTAAGAAAATAGCACCTGAAACTGGAGCTGTAAATGTTGGGAAAGTTCCTGCTGTTGGTGTTAATGATGATGTGTTAGTTAGAGCTGCAAAAGTTATAGTTACAACTTGTGTAGTATTAACACCAGTGGCACTACCTACATTAGATAATAAATTTTTATGAGCTACGTAAGTATATCCTGGAGTTCCTGCATAAGTAACTACTCCATTTTTACTATTATTAGGAGTGTCTCCTAATTGTTTAAATACATAATTAGCATTTGATGGGTTTAAAGATGCAGAATAAGAAGTTTGTGTAATATTTCCACCATCTAATATTAGATTAAAATCTTCAGCAAATTGACCACTTCCACTACCAACTACTAATGAAGCACTTAAATTTGGTGTTGCTGTAGCTTTTGATGGGAAAATAGCACCTACTATCTGGTGATGAGGTTCATGTACCGGGTTTGTATTACTTGTTGCTTCTTGTAAGAATTCTACAGATTCTGTATTTGGTAATAATATTGGAGATGCTGAAACAGCTAAAACCAATACTTGTGTTTCTGCGGTACTACTGTAAGTATAGCCACCCCCTGCTAATACTCTACATACAGTTACTGAGCCTGCATTTTTCAAATATTCTCTTACTGTTTGAGGAACATAAGTATCTGAGCTTAAGCCTCCAAATTTTCTTTCATATTCTGAAAAACTTCTTACTACAGTTGGTACAAATGCAGGACCTTTTACTGTTGGTCCTATAACTGCAGCTCCTATTTGGCCTACGCCTTGAGGTAAGAAGCTTAAATCATTTTCTCGGGTAAAAACACCGGGGGATATTATTTGTTCTGCCATCTTTTATATTTATTTATATTTTAATGTTCTTGGTTGTTCGTTCTGATATAAATATAAGAAAGAAATGTAAACCAAACTAAAATAGATAATTAGACTTAAAAATTAATCACCCATAAATATAAAAAATATTATAAAGACTATTTGGATGGAGTAAATTCTCCAGTTTCAGCATTAAGACTTCCTTTTCCATATTTAGCAGAAAGAGTTTTTGCCAAATCAGCTTCTTCTTTTTGTGATGCTTCCAATTGTTGTTCTAAGGAATTTTTTTGATTTTTTAATCTAATTTCAGCAACTTTTAATTGACCAAAAGCATTTATAATTTGACTCATTTTAACTTGTAAACCTTTAAGACTATCCATTTCTTCTTGAGTAAATTTTATAGGTCCTTGAGTTTGAGTAGATTGTGGTGTTTGTTGTATTTGTTGGTCTTGTTGTTGAGCTTGTTGTGTTATCTCTGCTGGTGAAGGTAATTTTTGTTCTTTTAAAGCCATAACTTATATTTTATTAAATGTTCTTATATACATATATAATATCTTAAAAAACCATTATTTTTTTTATGATATTTTAACTAATCCACTTGTTATTTTAACTAAACCAGATGTTAATTGTAAAGGAGGGGTTGCTGGTGCTAAATCATAATCAACTGTTACTTTTACAAAATCAATTGAAAGATCATTAGCACCTGATTCAGCTTCAAATTTAATTTTTAA